ATAGCTTGTCAATAAAATATTTAAAAAAAATATAAAAAATAAATAAAAAAAGTATTGACATATGCGTATGAAGGTGTATAATATAATTAAAGAGAGAAAAAAGGAGCGGATAAGAATGGAAAAGTTTTATAAGGTTGTAGGGAAACCAAACAAAGAGGAAATAGAAAAATTTGATAGTGACAATGGTGTTTTCTATAGATTTCAAAACCCGAGCAGAGAGCTTGCTCCGGAATCAAAAAGCTGGGGAATGATTTATGAATCCGAAGAAGAAGCCGAAGAAGACGGGTACGAGGCTCTTCCGGGAAAAAGTTGTTGCAGTACGTTCGAGGAAGTTTTGAGCTATACAAGCAGTTTTGATGAAGATTATGTTCTGCTCGTATTCGACGGAGTAGACACAGGGGTAGATGGAGACGACGGAGAATATGTGGCGGAGTACGTTAGACCCGTAGCAGTCTGGGGCTTCGAGGACGTGAGAGAATATGCAAACAAGAACAACTTGTGGTAGGAGATGGGATTATGGGGAAGTTTAAGGATTTGACTGGCCACCGGTTTGGCCGGTTGACCGTCATAGAGCCGACGAAAGAAAGAAAAAACGGAGCTGTTGTTTGGAAGTGCAAATGCAGCTGCGGCAATATATGCTTCGTCTCAAGGGCCAACTTGGAACAGGGCTATGTTCGTAGTTGCGGCTGCCTAAAAAGCGAACAAGTAGCCGAAAGGAGCCGCGCAAGGCAAACAAAAGACCTGACAGGACAAAAATTCGGTAGGCTTACGGCAGTAAGGCCTACGGAGAAACGAAACAATGAATATATTGTGTGGGAATGTAGGTGTGATTGCGGAAATACAACGTATGTGAATTCCAACAATTTAGTGTCAGGCGATACTCTTAGTTGTGGATGCCTGAATTCAGAAAAAGCAAGGGCAAACGCAAGTAAAAACATTGCCAAATTCAGAGAAAAAAATTATGTTGCCGGTACAAGGCTGGACGTAATCGGCAACAATAAGCCCAATAAAAACAGCACAACGGGGATAAAAGGAGTATATCTGCGCAAGAAAGACGGTAGATATACGGCACATATAGAATTCCAAGGGAAAAGATATTTTTTAGGCAGCTATCCCACAAAAGAAGAAGCCGCCCAAGCAAGAAAACAAGCAGAGAATAAATTGTATGGAGATTTCCTACAGTGGCATAATTCTACTTATAAAGATTTGCAGGGGAAAAAATAAATAGAAAGAGTCTAAATAGAGGCTCTTTTGTTTTGCCGTCAAAAATGAAATAAAGGCTTACAAATTTTTCTAAAACTCCCCATGTAACTAACGCACAACTAACAAAATGTACTTATATATCAGTTAAATACTAATCAAGCCTATGACTACGAATCAAGAGGTTTGGGGTTCGAGTCCCCATAGCTACATTGTTTAAATAAGCTGAATTTCAACATTTTAGCTTATTTTTTTATGCCTAAAAATCTTTCTAAAAACGTGTAAAAATCTATAAAAATTTAACGGTAACTAACAAGTAACTAACATAAAATTAAATCTTTTCTATAGCATTTCTTAGTTCTTCTATGTCGGGGTGAGTATAGATATTAGCAGTAGTAGAATAATCCGCATGGCCCATTATTTCCTGAATTGCTTTAGTGCTTGCCCCCGCTTTATCTAAAAGGCTGGCAAAAGTATGTCTTGCTTTATGGGGATTTAATTCTCTTACTTCAGCCTTTTTTAATGCAGGATAATATAAATATTTTCTATAATAATTTGGAGTTATTTTATTGCCATTCCTATTTATCAAATAAGTTCCTTTGGTGTTATACCATTTTATAATATATGGTTGTATTTTAGAATGTATTGGTATTATTCTGTCTTTTCCTGCCTCTGTTTTAATTCCTCCAACTATGATCATATTTTTTATATCTATATTAAATTTTGTTAAAGTTAACAGCTCCGATATCCTCATTCCAGTATATATAAATATTAATATAGTATCTATCCATTCTATTTTGTCAACTTTATTTTCTAAGGTTTTAATTTCAAAATCATTAAATATTTCTTTCTTTTTCTTTTTCTGCACGGGTAGTTCTACCATTTCAGCATAATTTTTATCTACAATATCATCTGCCATGGCATGCTTAAGCAGTAAGCCGGCTAAGACTTTAACTTTGTGACAAGAACTATAGCTTAATCCTTCCTTATTCATGTTATCTATTATTTCTTGTATATGAGAAGTTTTAACATCTTTAATTTTTTCCTTTTCTAAAATAGATAATCTGTTCCAAGCGGCGGAATAGCTTTCCTTAGTAGATTTGGATAACTTAGGATATTTAGATTCAGACCATTCTTCATAAATTTTACTTAGTGTTATATCTCCTCTTTCACCTATAGGGTTTTTGTTATAATCTGCAAGAGCGGCCATAGCCTTAGCTCTGCTTTCGTAATATCCTATAGTAAAATACTGCTGTTTTTTGTTTTCACCCCATCCCATAGTTTTACGTGCTATCCATGGGCGACGGCGATTACCCGAAAGTTTATAAACCGACCCATAGCCATTCGGGAGTTTCATTTTTATAATCACCTCTTATCTATATTTTCATCCAGCATTCGTCTTGCCACTTCTTCTTCCGTTGTCTCCAAAGCAAATGCCAGCTTGATTACTTTATCCATAGTTACACTTCTTATATGCCCGTGTTCTATTTTGCTTATGTACGTTTGTGTTACTCCGATACGTTCTGCCAATTGTTTTTGTGTTAGCCCCATTTTTTCTCTTAGAATCTTCAACATAATCACCTTAATTTAATTATGTCGAAATATGCCGGAAATTTCTACTTGTAAAACATGCCAATGTCGAAACTATTCCTACCAGTCATATTTTTTATGATACAATAAAAGTAGGGAAAACATTTCCATACTTTGTCTTGTATTTCACAGTAAAGCGTTATATAATGATTTGTAGGAACGTATGTTCGAAAAACATTTTAGAGAAAAGAGGGATACATAATGAAAAGCAAAAATGAAATCAAATCGGAACTCTATGAAGTTGTCGAACAATTAGTATATTCCGAACTCTTAATAGTCCTTTCAGCGGCAAAGGAGCTTTTGAGCGAAAACGCAAGTATCAAAAACAAAGAATGATCTTGAGCAAAAGATCATTCTTTTGCTATTTTTGTTAACAAATTCATAAATGCTTCTCTATACTCTAACGGTAGCTGAAAATATTCAGTTAAAAATTTTTCTTCTTTTGGGGATATGTTTCTAATATTTTTCATTACAACTCTTACTAAGCTGTCTTTTGTATCAAACATCTCGCCATTACCCATTGTAATCCAATCTTCACTAACATAGTAAGTATTACAAATAAGCTTGATTAAATATTCTTTTATAGGGACTCTTTCTAATTCTATGTTACTTATAACGTCCCGGCCTACACCAAGTTTTTCTCCAAATTCTTTTTGCGTCATATCCATCGTTTCCCTTAAATATTTTATTCTTTTACCTATGCTCATTTCTTGCATATTAACACCTCCAACAAATAATATAATATATTATTTGTTTGTGTATGTCAACACAAAAATATATAAAAATATAAAAAATAGTGTTGACAAACTCAAAAACATAATATATACTGTGTTTAACAACACAAAAAGATTAAGGAGATGAGTGTATGGAAGAACTCAACAAAAAAATGATGCAAAAAGAAAAGGCTTCGATCGAAAGAGAAGCAAAAGAATTAATAAACATAATAAGAGGCTTCGACGGCAAAAGAACGGAATTAGCTTTTGCGGCTTTAACGGGCATGAAAATAGCTATAGAAGTTGAAGGAAAGACGAAAAATGAAAATGTGGGATAGGAGGTAAAATACTAAGTTCCATAGAATAAATGGCATTTAATTTTCCGCCAAGAAAAAGCATGTCATATTTGTCAATAAGATTTTTAATGTTTTCTTCTGTTATATTGGTGCTTGTTTTCATGCTTGCGGAACGTAATTCAACTAATACATCAACTAAGGTTTGCACATCTAAAGTTATCACAATAT